GGCATTAAATAAGCCCTCTTCATCCTCTTCCAAACTGACGGTTTGTAGTTGTTCAATAAGTTTATTCGTGGTCTCATCGTCTTTATTGTTTAAACTCTGAATCAATTCCAGTCTCAGAGTATCCTTATATAAGTCTTCATACAACTTTACTACATTCTCTACAGATACGTTATTAGGAAGTCCTGCAAAATATTCTTCTATGATAAAATCTTTCTTAGGATTCTCAGCTATAAGTCTCTGTTTGATGATATCCACATCTGCATACTGCACAGTTGGATCGGTCTCATAAAACTTCGTAATTTCTTGTAATACTTTACTACCAAAGACTGTAAATGTCTTAATCTTATCAAAGAAGGGAACTAGTTTATCATATGCTTCCCGAGCGTGGAGGAGGCATGCTATTACTTTATTCTCTTGCATTCCGAGCCTTCTTTAATTTTTCTAATAGAGGCTTGTCATTTTCATCTAGGTACGGAGTAAGATCAAGATCAGGAGGAGGATTCTTTACATGCTTTACATCCGCCTTAATGAACTTCTCCAGAAACTTCTCGTATTCATTATAATTAAGACCACTGACTTCTACCGCCTCTATCTCCGCAAGAGTAGCAATGTGATGTGCATGTTGATAAGTAAGACCTAACTCATCTATTAAACTCTTCTCTACTAACTCATGTACTAACAAGAATCCGGTAATATCTACTTTCAATTTTCCTTTTACAAAATACTTAGGTAACTCATAATCAAAATATACTGTTTTACCGTCCTTGGAATAGCCTGCAACGTAAGGTACATCATATTCCCTATTAATCTTTACTTTAGATGCTAGGTCAGATATATCTGCTTGCACTACATCTGCATCGGGATGATCGTCGTATGTATTATTCTTATGCATGAGAGTGAAACTTCAGTTCAAGAATCTGGTCTTCATTCAATAACTTCTGTCCTGCCTCTGGCCGATAACTCACATCAAATGTCTTATGATTCTCATTGCCTTGACCTCTGGTGTGGCCATGAATGTTCAACACACAACTATTAAGATCAAAGATACGGGATAGTTTACGGGACAATCCTCCATACTTCCCTCCATTAGTCACAGACTCAAACGCAGGTAAATGAGATACTAGTAATGGGCCATAAGAACATAAAAGAATCTTGGACTCATTGAAGGGAACTACGCCTTGAAATCCAAACTTATGATACCATTTAATCCGATTAGTTTCCATATCTCCACAAAATAAAACTTTATCTCCGGGCAAACTCTGAATCTGATTAAACCAAAATGCCTTATGCTCTGAGGCAACATTTCCTAAAATGACTACTCCATCCTTCGATGCAACTACATCATTCCATTCCTTGAAGAGTTCTTTCGGATCATTCTTGTCCAGAACCATGTCACTGATAAACCAGATACGAGTAGTCATATTATTATTTACCTGCCTTGTAATGTTTATTAATTTCTTTCTCAAGGGTCTTGAGTTCCGCCAGATCGGCGGGGGTGAGTTTGTGGGTCATGGCTTCTCCTTCAATGCGCGGATTCTAACTGCTAACCAAGCCGCAGCATCTTGATATGACTTGCGCGGACTCATTGATTTCATCGCGTCGCACACCTGCGCCGCCCGCTCGTAAGCCTCGTCCCGCTCGCGCCGGGCCTGTTCGAGTTCGGCATTTAGCTTGTCTATCTCGTTTGTCAATTCGATAACGGCGCTTGCTGAGTAACCATACCCTGCATCGCAGAAGCCTTTCTCAAGGCGGCGCACGAGATTAGCCGGACCATAGCCATCCATATCACAATGCGCGTCCCAGTGTTCCTGAATCTCCACTGCGGCGGCCATCATTGTAGCCAATGCGCCATCGAGTTCGGCTCGCATCCTCTCCGAATCTTCGGCGGCGGCGATGAGGGCGGGGGCAACATTACGCAATGTTTCGATTAACTCCGCGTTAGCTTCGCCAACTTTATTCTCATCAGTGCCATCATGTGACATAAAGCAAACGGTTTTATCACCGGGAGCAACAATATGATTATTCCATCGCATTCCAGGCCTGTAATCTGGATCAACAGACCACGGCCCCGGAGTCGCCTCCGCCAACAGCCTCTTGAGTTCCGCCAGATCGGCGGGGGTGAGTTTGGAGGTCATGGCTTGTCTCCGTTCCACTCAATGACCGCAGTTCCGACCATCGCGAATATAACTGACACGAGACTAATGGCGGCGAACGCAGCCCCACCATCGGTGAGGAAATGCCCGAGCGTGCCGCTGGTGAATCCAAGTCCGAATGTTACGAGACCCCATCTATATGCGTTGTTCATTTCGACTCCTTGTGGTTTTCATGTCGAATCCTTTTGTAAAGGGTGCCCGGGGTTTTCACCCCGGGCAGTTGATGGGCTACCTGGCGTGTCCGAAGTACACGATAAGCAGGATGATCACGATACTGAGAATGGCAGGCGAAGCGATGAGCAGGGCGATTTTGGTGTCTTCGACCAGCTTGCGACGGCGCAAGTGCTTGTTCATGGTTGTCTCTCTGGCTAGGTAAGTGGGCTGTTTTTCCTGGCACGCATCGCCATCATGTGGCGCATGAAATACGGCTCCAGATCATGTGGGCTGCGATCTTTGTTGTATTCGCTCATTTCACTCTCCTGTAGAAATCACAGATGATGATAAAGTATTTTGGATATTAATCATGTATCTAACTATAGGATTAGCTGGACCTCCATTATATGCTGCTGCAAGAATCATAGGATCATTTGTATTAAGCACTTTAGACAACCACTGTAAATACTTTGCAGCATATTCAATATTAGTTTTAGGATTCCATAACTGCTCTTCAATAGACGGATGCTGTAACAATGATCCCCATGTCTGAGGACCAACAACTCCATCAATACGTAAATGGTGTGATGCTTGATATCCTTTAATCACTAACATCAATGACACGTCAAATACACTAGATGGTCCTTCTGCATAGATGTAGCCTTTTTGAACCAGCATCTTCCGTATAGTTTCTACAAGCGGTCCTTTTGAACCAAGCGCAACATACTGGAGTCTAGGAGACACATATGAGGTATCTCCAAAAGCATGCCTAATGGTGTCCGGCTTGATCTGGCATACTCCAATCTCTCCATGCGCTCCCTTTACATTCTGTCCATGACTCTCATAAGTACAAATTGTAGCCAGAAGCCCTACAGGAAGTTTATACTGTTGTTCCAACATAGGAGCAAGGGATAAATAATCAGAAACATCTGATGCCATTGTAGGAAGGCACAGGCCCATTAATAGCAATAGCACCACACTTACTTGTTTGAATAAATGCACTGGTATATCTCCTCTTTGGACAAGTCTTTTGGATCTTTTAAATTTTCTATGAAGACTACTTTGACACGGAAAAATGGAGAAAGTTTCCTATGTAATTTAATAGTTGCCTCTCTTCCTGGAGTATCACCATCTAGCATAAGAACTATGCTAGTTAATCCCATCCTTGCTAATTGACTTAGACCATCATCTGACAAATTAGTTCCCATTAGTGCCGCACAATACGCAACACCCGCCACTTTAATTGCAGATGTCTGGTCCTCCACCAGCACCAATTCCTCTGTAAATTTCTGACCCAGAGGAAAATGAAGAACAGGGACGTTATTAAATTTTCTAAGAAGAACCTTAGGCTTTTCTGAATGAACTGCTTTAAAGTTTTCACCTATTAAATATCCTCTATAATCGAAGACTGGAAACTTAATCCGATTAATGTCTAGTGCATACACTATGCCCTGTTCTTCTAATTCCTGTTCTGATATATCGTACTTCCTAAACTTATCTTCCCATAGGTCCTGTGGAATCTTTGTGATAACTCCAGAATATGCCTTGTCTTTAGGAGATAATGCTTTGGAAGATTTACCAACCACTGAAACATTAGTTAGGCAATTGCCTGCTACTCCACACGATGCCCTATGGCAATTGAATTTTATCTCTCCTGTATTAAATAAAGAGATAACCATGCTCTGCTCATTACTTGTTCCTCCATTACATGCTGGACAGACAGCTCGCATACTAGTCTCTACTTGGAGGTCTTGCGATAGTTCCTGTATCTTTTGTATCAAAGACCCATTTTGCATGACTATATACTCCACAAGATTTGCATATAATTACTTTAGCAGTAGAAGGGATAAGTAAAAAACTTCCACAGGAGCATTGCAATGTGTATCGTCTATCTAAACGATTGTATCTGAGTAAATACATTACTCAATCTCTGCTTCTGGATCATCATCAATAAGTCCAGAAGTATCATTCCATACACACTCTTCACAGGAATCTTCATACTCTTCCCATTCAACCCTAGTCATGCGTGCTCCACAATGAGCACAGTACATGGTAGATAAATTATCTACAGGTTCAGGATAGTCCTGTTCAGGAAGCTCCGCTTCCAAGTTTGCATATTCTTCTTCTAAGTCAAGTTTCTTTTTCATAGTTATATATTTCTTTATTGTTATATATAATACTATATATTTATAATATATTATATAATTAATATATATTATATACAATATAGATTAAAATACATTAGACAATAGGTTATGTAAAAAGTTCAATTAGTACCCTTCAATAGCGTCTGCAACTGATGCGTCCTTTCTGTATAATGACCATAAACCTACTTTATTTAAAGTCTTTGCATTTCTAAATACTTTTTCTTCCGTCCATTTCATTGACTTACAAAAGTCTGCCATGTCTCCATCTTGTGTATCAGCCATTAGCAGCACAGACCTACGCATGTTATATGGTCCTTTAATACTAATAATATATTTTTGAAATTCTTCATAAAGCTTTAATTTTTTACGTCTGTATTGCTTTTCTGTCAAATCAGAATTTAGTTCGTATAGATAGAAACTACAGGCAGAAATAATTCCTATTCCACAACAATGTGGGTACAAACTTGCCGCCCCTGTTACCCATCCAGCTTTTCCCGTAAATGTAAAATTAGTCATCTTATCTCCTATAGTTAATCTAGATTAACTTGTTAAAGAATTACCATACTTACCTTTAAATCCTGTTTCGTAGTGACCATAACACGTATCACATAACGATCCACTATTAGTCACTTCTGGAGCAGTATTATTTATTACTTCTCTTGCTGTTAATTCTTCATCGCACCATCCACATCTAGTCTCAGTAGTTTTATCATTTACAAGTAAAATAGTTGTAGGATCAACTAGTATGTATGATCCTTTCCCTGTATAAGATGCTATAACTGTATTAACCGTACCTCTATATAAATCCTCCGTAGATAGTGATAATTCTTTCGGTAGATTAAATGATCGTACTTCAATCATACTTTCATCATCTGTAATACCTGTCAATGATGTTGGCGCTCCCTCTGTTCCTCTACGGAATATTTGAAGGATTCTAAATTTGATAGTATCTCCTGTATGATAATAGTCAATTGCATTAGATTCTGGTCTATCGTCGGTAGCTAGTGCGTATGAGACCAGTGATGTAAGTTCTGCATCTTTATCTGCTGAATCAGACTCAGTAAATCTACTTTGTTGTGCTTTTAATTTATAGATATTCCCACCAACTAATTTTTGTTTAAGCTCTTCTGTGACAGGAACTACCCAGCAGTATAAATTATCCTTAACATGTCGAAATTTAGCACAAGGCATTTGCCTACTAGCGAACTGTGCAACTCCTACAAATTCTGCAAAAAACTCCTCGTCTTTGTCTACTTTGATGTATCTACTAGTGTACGAATTTCCTCCTATCACTGGATTGTTTGGGGGAACATGTGTGGGAGTAGTGAAGATGGTAAATGGCTTAATTCGTTGTTTTTCTTTGCTATCCAGAGGAAACTTTAAATGAAATCCTGGTTTAACCATATTGATTTCTTTTAAGTCAATGTTATTTCGTTCAGCTAACCATAATAACATACCATCTTCAGAGGCAAAGAATAAATTCTTAGACTTCTTTGTAGTTGCAATGTATAGAGGGCGTGAATCATTTCTAGCAGCATTTAAAGTTTGGTCATTAGCGTTATACCATAATAGTGCATATGATCCAGACAATAACTCTAGTGTTTCTTTCTCCCCTTTGGTTGCCATACATATAGCAATAGCAGTAGAATCATGTGTATTGTAAGGAACTCCAAGAGAGTGAATTTGATTAATAACTCCATTGTGTGCAAGTGTAATATGTTCATGCACTACAGGATGTGATGTTTCAATACTATTACCTCCATTGGTAGAAGCTCTATTATGAATGATTCCAAACACTGATTTATCATTTGCTCCAAGCATTGATTTAGTAGGAATTAACTGTGCTAAGTCCCATCCCGGTAATGGACGTTTATAAATAGATGTTTCTCCTTTCTCTCCAACTAAAAATAATCCAGACCCATCTGTTCCTCGTAGAGAATTTGCAACAAGACTATTTCCAACAAAATTATTAATGTTAAGTTTGATAATATCTCGATTAATAAATCCTACAAGTCCACACATTAGAATTCTCCACTGGTTGTTGAGATACCTGCTTTAGGCAAATGTTTATTAATCGTAGTTAATATATCTTGCTCGCTACTTGAATTAATAAGTAATTTTGAAATTGAGTTTCGAGCAATCTGTTCACATAATGTTAAATCAATGTCGGAATGTGTTAACGGAAAATAGGGCAAAATCTCAGACAAGATAACTGTATAAGGGCGAGTAAAAAAGAATTTATAAAAATCAGCCTCAGAGTATTGTTTAACTGTTCTGAATAATGCTAAAACTACTTTTATCCATGAGTATAGAGTTTCAACATCATTAGTTCCATAATGATGCCTAAATTCAATGCTTCCCTTTTCTCTTATACTTCGTACATTCATTGCCTCATACTTAGCACCACTACTAATTGAATTAATCACATCAGCTTCATTTATATTTTGCATAAAAAGGGAAGATAATCGCTTTATACCTGAGTTATTTTTATAATAAGGAATACAATAACTATTATTCTCTCTTCCATGACCAATGTAATTAAAGATATATGGCTCTAAAGCCAAATAATACAGGATTAATGTACGCAATTGCAATAAATTTAAAAACCTAGTGTCACAATGAATATGTACTGACGTTCTTTCAGAATAATCTGGATTAATATTATTATTTACAAAGACATTATTAAGTTCCTCTAATGCCGCTCTAATGTCTCCTCCTCGTAACATCACTGATACGAATTCAGTGCCATAGTTTCTTAAACTTCCATCTGTGGTTACGTCCCAGTAGTTAAGTAAAATATTTAAATCCTCGTTAACTATCTGAATATTCTCAGCCTCGATTTCAATTCCCACGTATTTATCAGACATAGGAAGAGAATGATCTACCTGAAACTGTCTCGCATCTGGCCTGCGATTAAACAAATTACCTAACGGTTTATCTAATTTCATACGGCACCATCTGAGACAACATATGTTTATGTGGACTAAAGGGTTGATAAACTTTTAAATATGATTCTGATTTATGTAATTCTCCTATACATTTGTCCATGTATAATAGAAAATATTTATGAGTTTGTTTATGATTTCTTTTAACTAGGACAATCTCTGGAGTTAAAATGATAAATGAATCTTTATCCCCTAAACCTTGTTCTATAGTTTTATATTGACGTGTTAAGTAGTCTCGAACAATGTCCTGTGTAAACATTGATCGTGATAAATATTGCCCTTCAGTAGTTGAAAAGTCCAACATCATTCGGACATTATTCGGAGAGAGCGCTCGCAAATACGTACCTGGAACATACTCTGCATAAACAAGCCTGGCAGCAGTGCTAGTTATAACCCATCCTAATGGAGAATTAAAAAATACATGCTTTTCTTCAGAATAGGGCTCTGTTATTGTTTTAGCAGATTTTCCCGGAATATATAACTCATACTGAATATGTACTCCATTTATATCATTAATAAATCCTGTAACATAAAATATATGAGTATTTTTTATAACTCCATAACAGGAACGATATCTGATAGAAAGATTGTGTGCTACATCGTTCGCTGCGTGGGAACTAGGTCGTCTACGAAGATTATCAGTCTCTACAGAAAATGAATTAGTATTAGTTTCCTCATTTCTATTCAATCGAACCCTATATTGTGAACTAGGTACTACCTGAGAAGCTAACTCAATAGGTTCTGTGGAAATATACGTGCTGAAGTACTCGTTCACCAATCGGGCCATGATGGCCGCTAGAGCTTCTACTCTTATTCCAATAAGTGTATTACTTCCTCCATTATCTCTACTATAAACATTTGTATAATTAGAGATTACCCTATGTAATAAATATTTTTCTCCGTCTGCCAATAAGGGTGCTGTTAAAATTGAGATACTTATTTCATATTGATTTGATGCTGGAATATTTTGTTCTGATGTCAAACTATTATACATAGATAAGTATTCCATGTATCCTGTTACTCCGATTACATCACCTAATGCCGCTCCACTAATCTGGATATTACACTCTATCATACATTGACGTATAGTACTATTTCTATCCCAATGAGCAAACTGGGACGGACTGGCATCTAGATAAGACCTACGTAATACCCAATATAAACAATCGAAGGGAATTGACTCGACGCCGCCCTCGACAGATATTTCTATAAGACGATTTCTGACATTAGGATCAGTAAATACATATTCCCATAAACGATTTGCTACTACAGTTTCATCAGGAGTAATAGGACGCATTTTTAATACTCCAAAGCAGGATGTAGAGGAAATTCTAAACTCTTACGTAAAGTTTTTAAAAACTTAGATGCTTGGGATTTATTATTGCTATTTATAAGAGTAACAATATCTTCTGTTATATAATATTTGTGCAAGTCTTTATAGTTAAGTGCAACAAACATGGCTGAATCAAACATCCATTTTCGTCCAGCAGCAGTGTGCGCCCAAAAGTTTGAAGGAGTACGCCATTCTACTCCATATGGTTTAAATCGCATTGCGCCTGCTTTACCGTATAAAATCTTTCTTCGGATATCCTTATCGACTAAGACAGATTGCGTTCCGATAAATGCATCCATACAACGAATTAACTCAAAGCCATCTTTAACCGATAGCTTTGGAATACCTACATGAACATGGCCTCCAGCCGATCTAAGTCGGGCCAGATTGCCCGTAGGCTTTGTAAATTTATTAACCATGTGTGTCCAAGCATTATAGTCTGGATCACATCCAAATTCTTTAGCTAACGGATGCCGCAATTCTTTTTCAGAAAACAACATAGATGCAGCAGTAGAAAGAGATAGAAAAGGAGGCAATCTATTTTTTAATTCTTGTACAACAGTTTGAATATTAGTTTCCCAGGCACTAGAATCTTGTGCTGGATAAATATTAATTTCTGCTAACACATTATCTTCCTGTAGTGCTCCTAGATGGCACGGACTGGGACTAGTCTTGCTCCCTCCTACAAAACCAATTGCAGATACAGGAACCTTGCCTTTAACTAAAATAAATTCAACATCATTACCGATTGTAATATGCATGATTATTTCTCCAGTTTATAAATATGATTTACTACTTGTTGCAATTTATTATATATTTCATAAGATTTTTCTAGTTTTCTAAAAAGACGCTCTCCTTCTATATATATCGTCTTATATGGATATAGACTATATAGACCATCCAATACATTTTTGTAAGATTCTAAAGGCCGGAGTATGCCTGCCCTCTCTGCTGGTCGTGTGAGATTATTGGGAAAATTCAGTACTACAGAGGCTACCTGATCATTGAGCCTTTTTACAGTGGTTATTAATCCCATTGGACTATGTATACCCAAAAAATAAGTATGCAGATTACTAATGTCTGGAGTATACTTTATTCCCTTTGTATCGCTGGATAATCGTCCTGTTACATGGTCTTGGTAAAGAGTAAATTTACTTGAAGGATCAGTTACATAACCGCTCTGTAAGCTAGCAGTTAATGACACATATTCTGGAGATGTTCTAACTGGATCATTTTCATCTATTTTTGAATATCCAGTAAATGTTTTTCTCATATCTTGTGTAAAGAGCCAAAATAAGGCAGGAACTTTATAATCATTCTTAGTAATCTTAAAAATCATTGTACTAATTGGACGAGAATCAAAGTCATCATAATCTTTCACATCAGATTCATATTTTAATTCTTCATTTTCTATATGAAAAACATCAAACATCCAGTTCCATTTCTTTTTAAATGTATTAAAAACTACTTGAGTAATAGGTGAGGGCATTACTAAAGCGCATGTGATATAAGGTACATTTTCTGAAAATAAGTAATCATGTGCCTTAGTGAGAAAGTAGTCTCGACACGTGCCATAAAAAAAGTCAGTTTGAGTATATCCCAATTTATCCTCATTAACTATCATAAAATTATTTACGATATTCTCTTGATATACACCTCTTCCTTCAGAACGTATCAATAGCCTTTTCATTAGTTAATCCTGATTAAGTAAATTGATAATGGCGTTTGCATAGCTATTTATTGTTTGCCCTTCAAGCCCAGGAGCAGTATTAATTTCAAGTGCGTAAGCTTTATTCCTCTTATCAACAATAATATCCACAGCCCCAAAATCAAGGCCCAAAACAGAGACAGCAGACATAGCAAGAGACAATATAGTATTGTCAGGCGAACAGTTCTCGCGGGCAAAGATCCATCCATTATTATGGCTTCTAATCCGTTTATTAATTGTTTTCGACTGCATTGCTTCCCTACTCTTTCTTTTGCGTTGTGCATCTATCACCTTCCCACGAAATACATGAATACGATACTCTACTATCTTTGGAATGTATTGTACATATAGTTTGATAGGATCATCCGCCCATTCCATATTTTCAATATCAAATAAGTCTTGAAAATAATAACATCCTTCGCCACTATGTCCCTTTAATTTTGTCCGTGCCATTACCGGAACATTCCAAGATTTTGCGGTTTCTATATCAGTGGTCCATTTTGGAATGTCCCTAAATCTTGCGTGATTAAATTTTCTGAAAGTTTCTAGTTTATCTACCGCTGTTTTCACAGAAGTTGGAAGATTAACACAATTAGTAAAGTCCCACTCTGGAAGATTACTGTTACCCCAATTGATGATTAAATCAGACCATCGAGGTTTATAATTTCCGTCGGGATAAACACGCAAAACTTTTCCTTCAAATTGTTTCTGTATTTCTTTTTGTAAAAGAGTCACAGAGGCAGAAGCAATATTGTAAGGATAAAAAATAATTCTTTTATACATGAATATACTCCTTTATAGCGTAATCAACAAAATCTAACGCTAAACGAAATCTCTTTTCACTAAAATTCATCATCTCTGGATGCCACTGAACTCCCAAACTATTGATTTTAGGAAAAAAAATAGCCTCTGGTTCTATGACAGTATTTGTTTGCTTAAAAGCAATATTTTCTGCGTATGCTAGAACTTTTTGTTCTTTTGTAGGAATACACATTTGATGGTGCAGACTATTTACCGGGAAAACAGTATATTTCCATGTGTCGTTAGCAACGACTTTGACTAGATGGCCGCCTACATGATTATTGACATGGGGAATAAGTGTACCACCAGTGAGTGCAGTAAGAAGCTGCATACCTCTGCAAATACCAAACATGGGAACTTTATGTTCTACAGCCCATAAAAACCATGATTTTTCCCATTCATCTCGTAGAGAACTACACTGTATGTATGAATAAGTTTCCCCATACATAGAGGGACATAAGTCCTGTCCTCCAGTAAACAACAAAAGACCAGGAACGGGATAAGTAGAGTTTGGTAAGTCATTAATTCCCAAACCAACTACTCGCTGAAAATTCTTTCCAAAAGTGCGGTGGAGAAGAAAATTAGCAGTGTGTTTATTTCCTAGAACGTACACCGTCTTCATTTTGCTACCTATTAAATGAAATCATTAAAGGCATTGTGTATAAATCAATTGAAGCCAGACATATGGTGCTCAAGGTCGGACTCGAACCGACACGCTAAAAAGCAACAGATTTTAAGTCTGTCATGTCTACCAATTCCATCACAAGAGCAAAAATTTAACGAGCTTTATGTTGCTTAAAAGGCTTGTTCTTTTTTCCATTACATACATGATAAGGAAAATTATTTAAAGAACGACCTTTTCCCTCATGTTGCCAATCTGCACGAAGTTGTTGATTCTGTACTCGCCTCGCCCACGCTCCTGACTCTTTATCCCGCCGAGTTTTACCGGGACGTGCAATAAATCCCTCTACATGATGCTTGTGCCTTACCGGCACAAAAAGACGCACGCTGGAATGCAGTTTACCAGTTTCTTTACGAACATCTTCCACGTAATGTTTCATTGGATTATCCTTCTATGCAGGAAGTTTAACTAACCATTCAGAATGAATAGCTCCGAGAATAACAACATTTGGCTCATCAATCAAACGTACTGATATGATAGACATACTGCCGCCCTCGTAATTATCTTTTCTTCGTACCTTAACTGTGCCTCGTTTCTGGAAATTGATAAATTGAGCCGGACTGAACATAGAATCAGCATGAGGCATAAATCCTCCTAAAGATATACTAGCCTATAATAAAAGTTTTTGTATGATAATTTCCTGTTCCAAAACAAAAATTTATATTCTTCAGTAATTTCAGGACATTCCATACATTCTCATGTCTGAATGCCGGCTTCTTGACATATTTAAAACTGAACCACAATCGGGACAAATACCATTCTGTATACAAAAATCTCTTTTTTTACTTTGTTTGTGGACTTTTAGTGCTTTTTCGTATGCATTCATTATTTAATCTCCTATTTAACTCTGTGCCATATTCCCCGAACTTTTACGAAGTGTGCAGGGCGTTTACCTAAAGTCTTTCCATATTGTTTTCCATCTTTCAGGTATCCTTTCAAATCCAAAAGCTTTACATCTCCGGTCCACATCAAACAGGTCTGATTATGGAAAGTAATCCGATTAGAATTTGAAAAAATACCGAATCCTGCATCATGCTTTGGAAAGCGACTTTTCAGTGATGCTGCTGGACTTGGAGGACGTAAAGTAGGATGCATATATTTACCTTTCAATAAAATAGTTAATCTAGATTAACAAAAGATAGTGATGTTATACTCTGAAGCATGCTACTGCGATTAGAATGATACCTTAGTTTCAAACACATAAGCATCACTAGAAACAAATGGCAATCCGTCTTTATGGGAATCAATTTTAAAATAGCTTATTCCAAAGTCCAAATTGCCCACTCTATACCCAAGACCCAACATAGGTCTAACCTCAAGCTGAGTAGAATGTGTTTCTGTTCCTAGATAATTTCCGTCTATATCGGAAAATTCCACTTTCCACATTTGTTTATATACAAACAGTCCTACTTTTCCGTAAAGACTGCCAATAGGCAAGTAAGACTCTTTAGAAACAGAAAACAATCCTCCTGTAATATTTCCATTTCCAATCAGTCTGTACAGATGCGATCCGTTGTGAGGATACCCATTATAGGTCGCATCAGCCTCAGCTACGCAAATTGTGTGTGCTTGTCCCAAAGAAACAAATTCTGCTTCATATCTTAGGTCATGCCTTTTAAAACTTACTCCCACACTAAGTGTACTAGCTTGTAAATCAAGAGAATAGGGGTATCCTTTTTGATAGTATATCCCATTTTGTGGCTTGGAGTAGTTTGTAATGCCTGTACCTATATCAAAATCAAGGGCTAGAGCATTATAACTGCAAAACAACAAGAAAACTGCAAGCATTAGATTACGCATAATTCCTCCTCAGCTTGCAATAGCACACATTCAGAGTATAACTCACTAGCTTCTGCTAGTTTGCCGGTATCGTCTAGGCATTTAAGACCCAGCCCAATACATTAAATGTGGCTGTCACTCCCCGGCGCGGCCTTAGCATCCCCTCGCTACTGTGCTACTGCACAAGATTCAGAAGCCATTTTATCTAGCTTCCTTAATTACCTGTTTTAACAGGGTTCGGGGTTCCAGTCACTTTTTCAAGCTCTGGTTAGATATGTAGCAGGTCTAAGATAACTATCGAAACATTATCTATAACTTTTTCGGAACATTGCGTCCTAGCCGCTATATCTTTTTGCGTATGCCGTGGTTATTTCGTAAATACTCGGTATTTTGTCCCTGCAAAAACTTAATCTAGATTAACTAAATTAAATCTTTGGACAGACTGCGCCCCGCGACCGCTCACCACAACCGGAGTCCGGCGCATATAAATACTATAACATATATATCCCCTGAAGTCAAGGGACATAGATTTTATAGTGATCTATTAGTAATAGCTTTTACAATCCACACCGTGCCCACTAAAACAAATGCTAGCCATGTTGCAAAATCTATACATAAGTTTATCGTATGTTGATCCATTCGGTTACCCAATCAATAATTTTGCCAATAAGAAAAATACCCCCACAAATTACAAATGTGTAGGCTAAATTCAAAAAATCATTATGTGACATATTTCCTCCTCATAGATTATATAGTGTGGTCATCTTAACGTTTCCACAGTCCATCAAATGCTCATTATTCCACTCAACAGCCATGACCCATTCTAGAAAACATGGAGATACAATTGCGTCATTTCCTTTGGAATCTTTACCAAAGACAATGTAAAAAATTGGTGCTTTCTCATCATCATAGAACGGCACTTTGATTCCCATAAAATTCTCCTGTTAAGGCGATTCGGGACTGGCTGGCCGGATAGCTAATCCGTTTAACCCATTACTTTGCCCAAGTAACGTATTTGCAGGCACCACGAGCCAGTCCTTCCTCGACAAGCCAGTTTTAGGAACGGAGCCGAAACCCTTGCTTGCGAGACTTTAATGCTTTGTATCAGTGATCGTTAGAGCTTCGATCAATTCCACTTTGATCCCCTGATTTCTCCAGTACAGAATCTCAGTTTCTACCTGAGTCCTGTCCGAATCATCATAGTACACCATAGTCGGCTTAGGCATTGATGGCCCAGCATACACTTTAAGGACGAATACAGGCATAAGCATATATCCTCCTGATGATACATTAAACTACGTTTAACACATCTAATCTAAATTAAGTGTCGGTTACGCACTTCCGACGAGCTTTATTTATAGCCTCTCGACCAAGCTATAAAATCGTGGGCATACACCTATCGGGTCGCCGCTCGCTAAGTGTCTCCATGTGCCGTGTCGAGTGCTAGCACAAGTTAATGCCCTGCTCCGCGTTTACGCCAGGAATATTCCCCTAGCGTTTCGGCCCTATGGCCTCATCAGAACGCGACTTCTTAAGGAATTACTATCACCGCATACAGAAAGGCAATAATAACCCCGATAGCGATTGTTGATCCTACTGTGACAATCGCAATGTCAAGAAAGATTTCAAACAATGATTGGTCCGGCGTAGTATCCGCCACAGTCTGCCTCGCGGCCTCTACAGTCTTGTGTAGCTGTTTGATTCTCATTTTCCCTCCACAGATAAAAGTTAATCGGATTAACTATTTCCTTACTTCTAGTATGACAATAGCTTAACACATAACAATAACTATGTCAAGTCATGTCTACTTTTAATAACCCTATAATCTAAGGCTCTTAAAAGTATCCCCTCTTACGAGGGGATAAGGGCAGGTAATCTTAGCTAACTTACTGACTTACTGCACGAATCTGCGCGGCTTCCAGAGCTTCCGCATCGGTCATGCTTTCATTGTCCGACACATCGACTTTCGGCTCATACTTTGAAATGATCTCTTCCTGTACTTCGGTAGGAAGCTTCGCAACCCGATCTAGCAGATCATTAAATAATACTTCCGTGACAGACTTGGCGCGCTGTATCTCCACATCAACACCATTCTCCCCTCCCTCGCCCTGCTCCATTGACTTCTTGGGGCTTTTGCGGGCCTTGACTGCCTGAGTCTTAAGCTCTTTGTACTGACTGTAGGACTCAGAATCATTTGGGATAAGCCCAAAATCCTCCCATCCACGCAGAATCACAGATTTAGCATTGCTCCAAGCACCTGGCAAACGAACATAAGCTTGCCGTTCCTTCTTGGCCATGCCGGCATTCGCTGCCTTTTCCGTAAGGCGGGTCTTGCGAGCACTTTCTGCAGCAGCGCATCCGGACTCAAACTGATCAGCACTTGTGCATCCCTGAGCCAGAATAAAGAGATGTTGCGCTACTGATTCCTGTTTACCGCTGATTACCTTCTGTGCATTGTCCGCCTCAGCGAGCACGGAGTTAAAGGTAATTTCCTGCTTCTTTTCCTGTGTCATGGTTAAACCCTCGTAATTGACAGACTAGCTCAGTATGAGCTAATCCGATTAAGTGGATTTAGCCAATCAACCTGCCCAAATTGTAAAAGAACGTATTACAGGGATTACTATAAACCTAATCTTTATCTGTGTCAAGCATTGATGCAATCACCCTAACAACAATCGCCAAGATGATTACAATCAACATCAGAGCACGAAAAAGGTAATTCATAGTATCACCTTGAGTACATTGTTTCACAGTGTTTGCATTGTGTCACGCGTAATCTAATCCGATTAAGCTAAATGTTTTTATACCAGGATTAATAAGATTAATGATATAGTGCTTCTCACGCGCGCGCGTATTATAAGGAATAGCAATTAGTGTGCCAGGTAGTGTGATCTGATTAGACTAATATAGTGTGACCGACTTTAAATCATCCTATCCCACTATAAATAATTCTTATAGAAAATCTTAGCCACCCCCCGAGGGGAAATTTAGGAATGTCATATTGATTAGTACCTTACATTCGACGGTTATATAAATTTCTAAGGTCCAAAAAGGGCTAAAATTAGAAAACTCGTGGCAAACTTTACCCAAAACTATTACCTAAATACTTAATCTAGATTAACTTTTACTATACCAAACCTTGTCAAGCCCCCTAAATGAAATAAATATTTTTACTTTCATAGGGAACTTTTTATGATTCTTGTTGTCTAAGTACTAGTAAGATTACGATTTACAACATCTCTAAAATATATTTTTTATTTTGCGGAACTTTTCCTGTTTTTAGTTGTCTAAGTATATTTTAAATATAATTATTACTTAGTTTCCTAAAGGAAACAATATAAATAGATAAATAATAATTATAAATAAAACTATAATATACTTATAAAATCTTTTTTTCTTCTGAGGTATATTCTTTTTTATGCGAAAGATATTATTCTTGGTTGGTTTACTCGCCCTATTGGGCGGAACTATTCTGTATAAATTAGATTATACCTCTGCTCCTGTTATGCAGGAGCGTAATCTTATGAGCACTGTATATGTGCTCAATGTAGTCTCTCCGTCTGCACAGGGAGAAATGCAGCCGGTATCTCATGGTTCTGGAGTTGTTGTGCAACTCCGTAATGGTCACGTCTATCTCGTGACCGCTTATCATGTAGTTGATGATCTTAAGGATCATCCAGAGTATGTACTGCTGATCTCTCGATCAGCGTTTGAAGTTAAAGGAGATCGTGCAACTATAGTGGTTGTTGATCCTCTGCACGATCTTGCTATTGTTGAAGTCCAATCTTTGCCTGCCGCTAAGGCGGCGTATATTTGCACATTGACACCAGAGGTCTTTGACCGGGTGGTGGCAATAGGGTCTCCTGGACCCTTGCACGTTTCTCCTGCGGAGGGCATCATCTCTGATACTGATGCCCTTTTTCCCACGTTACTGAATAATATGAACTTTCCAATGATTCAGCATACAGCCACTATCAGTGGCGGAGATTCAGGTGGTGGTCTATTTAAGTATGAAAATGGTGGATGGTGTTTGCAGGGAATCAATACTCAAGCCATTGGGGACCATCCATCTATCAATTTCGCTGTAGGGGTGCAATATCTGCTACCCCTGTTACACAGCATCAAGTAATTAATCTAAACGCCCTGTAGGGCATTGTAGGAGGTTTGGTGGCAGGTTTAATGGATATCTTTGGTGGTCCTTCTACTGCTGATCGTGAAGCAGCTAATAAGAAGGCACAAGCAGACTGGGAAGCTAAACAGGATGCCAAGATCAAGTCTGAGCAGGATTTTATGCATACTCAGTCTCAAGTACCTGTTCGTGGTACTGAGAAAGGGAAGTATGGAAGCAATGCTGAACATACTCCGGATACTTATAAGTCTACCGATGATACTTCTACGGAAGTAGGTCGTACTGGTAAAATGTCAGTTCAAATGCGTAAAGCCTTAAAAGATGCTGGAGCACTCTAATGCCAATTGAATATACCCCTGCTAATATTACTCCCTCAGTTAATATTCCTGATGCTACAAAGCCACCTAAGAAAGATGATGCTCCGGTTAAAAAGAAACCTACAGGTAAGCCGGGAGAGACAATGCCCGGCCAATCTGATAAAGCTAATGATCCTATTAGGGGAACAGAGCGAGGCAAATATGGAATGGATGATGTAGAGCATGATGCTAATACTGGAGATATTGAACGATAATGGCTAAAGGTAAGGCTTGGGATATGGATACCCGTATTCAAGCTGCCATTGCTTGGCTTATTACGGGAGATTCAGAAGAGGCTGGAAGGCTTTGTAATATTCCTGGACGTACTGTACGTCTATGGATGCAGCAACCTTGGTGGGAAGAAGTTCTTGCTGAAGCTCGTACAATTAAACAAAAGGAGTTAGATGCTTTATGGACAGGTCTGATTCACAAGTCTACGACAGCCCTGAGGGAACGCTTGGATCAGGGAGACGCGATTCTGAGCAAGACTGGAGAAGTAAGGTACTTGCCAGTAAAAGCGAAGGATATCGCAATCATAATGAGTATCGCAATCGACAAGCGAGCACTTCTTCGCAACCAGCCAACTTCGCGGGTGGAAAAAATTACGGTAGAGGAAAAACTGGATCGTATCGGAAACAAATTGGCCGAATTGGATCAGCCAGAGGTCGATGACGAACAGATTCATTAATGAACGGGCTTGGTTTGTTTTCAATAACTACTTTTGTTTGGCTTGTTTTAAAAGTCTGTTGGTGGACTTATAAATGGGGATTAATTCCTGATGAAGACGAGTAAGAAGATTGCTTCATTTGTAAAACTCTTTCTTCTTCATAGATTTGATTCTCCTGTGGAAACTCCTGCATTTCATAGAGAAATGTGGGAGATTGCTACATCTGGATCACGCCGTATAGCTTTTGCGGCTCCACGAGCACATGCTAAAAGTACTGCTATTACTTTAGCATTGACTTTATTCTTATTCTTATTTCGTATTCGTAGATATGGATTTATAGTTTCAGATACAGAAGCTCAGGCTTCTCAGTTCCTTGGTGACATCAAATCAGAGTTAATTGAGAACCAAGAACTAAAAGAAACCTTTGGCATCAAACGTATTATTAAAGATGCCATCACAGATATTATTGTGGAGTGTAATGATGGTTATCAGTTTCGCATTCAGGCGCTCGGTGCGGAACAGAAAGTCCGTGGAAGAAAGTGGAAGAACTACCGTCCAGATTTTGTGGTTTGCGATGATCTGGAGAATGACGAGATGGTGGAAAGTGAAACTCGTCGTGAGAAGTTTCGTAATTGGTTCTTCAAAGCATTAGTTCCAGCCTTATCTAAACATGGGCAGATAGTAGTTGTAGGCACTATTCTTCATATGGATTCAGTATTAATGCGTCTATTAAAGAATAAGACTTGGACTACTAAGTTATATAAAGCCCATCACGGGTTTGATGATTTTTCTGATCTTCTTTGGCCTTCTCAGTGGACGGAAGAAGACTTAAAAGAGAAGAGACAAGAATTTATTGATGATGGATATCCTGAAGGTTATTCTCAGGAATATCTTAATGATCCTTTATCCCATAGTGAGGCTTTCTTTAAGCATGAAGACTTTCTTGCTATAGAAGATGAAATGTGGGATTTACCTGTAACTAACTATGCTGCGGTTGACTTTGCTATCTCTGATGCAGATAAATCAGCATATACAGTAATAGCAGTAGGGGGAATGGATTCCTTTGGCAGACTTCAACTTCGCAAGATTGTTCGTATGCGAGGAGACGGTAATGAAATTCTCGATGCAATCTTTGAAGTACAAAAGATTTGGAATATCGAGATGTGGAAAATGGAACAAGGACAGATTAAGCAGACTCTTCAAAGTGAAATGTATCTGCGAATGAATAAGACTGGAGTTTTTTTAAATATCAGTTCTGGAGTTCCTACTAAAGATAAGCGTTCTCGTGCTAGAGCTATTCAGGCACGCATGAGGGCTGGTGGTGTATACTTTGACAAAGATGCAGAATGGTATTCTACTTTTGAAGAAGAAATGCTCCAGTTTCCAAAAGGACAATATAAAGATCAGGTAGATGCTTTTGCATGGCTTGGTATTTGTATAAATGAATTACATGAAGGACCAACTCTTGACGATGCAGAAGAGGATGAGTATTGGCAGGAGATGGAGCAGTATAGAAATGAGTCTATGTATATGGACCGTAATAGTGTAACTGGTTATTAATAGGAGATGTAAATGATTAGTGCAATGCTTACCCAGATTGATCCGGTAGCAGTTGGTAGTGGAGTTGTTGCCTTTGTGGTAGGCTATTTTACTAAGAAAGTTATGCCTGCTGTTGTTGCACGTGTTAAGTCAGCTGTATCTGTGACCAAGGCAGAACTTGCTACGGACATAGCTATGATGAAGAAAGAAGTTGATGCTATTCATAAAAGTCATACTGAACTCAAAGCAAAGGTGAATGCTGCCATTACTGATATTGATCCAAAGAAGGACGGGGCTCCCAAGACCGATGGCAAAGCCTAAACTTGGTTCTGGTGGAAGATTCAAAGCACTAAAATCTAAACTTGCCAAAAAGGGAGCGAAAAGTCCTGGAGGTCTTGCAGCTTATATTGGTCGCAAGAAATATGGCAAAAAGAAAATGGCATCTATGGCAGCTAAAGGCCGAAAAAAATAAATGGCTTACAATAACGAAGATATGGATGAAGGCTATGATGAGATGGAGGAAGAGGAATCAACTCTTCCTCCTCTTGAGGAGTTAGTCGCTCATCCTAATATTGCTCAACTGCTTGATGACGAAGACCTGCAAGAGATAGGCAAGAAGGTCGTGGATGGCTATAATGACGATGAAATGAGTCGTCAGCAATGGCTTATCAAGTATAAAGAAGGAATGGAGATTGCTCTTCAGGTTCCTAAAGATCGTACTTGGCCATGGCCTAAGGCATCCAATGTCAAATTTCCTTTAATGACTATTGCCTGTCTTCAGTTTCATGCTCGCGCATATCCTTCTCTTATTCCTACTGACGGCGTAGTTTCAGTAAAGACTGTAGGTAAAGACCCTTCAGGCATAAAAGCACAGATGGCGGATCGTGTGCAAACGCATATGAATTATCAGGTCATGGAGCAAATGGAAGACTGGGATGAGGAAATGGACCGCCTTCTCATTACTCTTCCTATTACTGGCACTGAGTTTAAAAAGACATACTACGACTCTGAGTTAAAGCGCAATGTGTCTGAGCATGTATTTGCAAAAGACCTAGTGATTAATTATTATGCGAAAGATTTAGAGTCTGCTGTTCGTAAAACTCATATACTTGAGATGGATCATAACCTTCTTGAAGAGAAAGAAAGAGCTGGATTATTCCTTGAGTGTGATTATCTAGGTACTGCTGTTGCTCGTGATGATGAGACTACTAGACTAATCAAGGATAGTAAAGGTCTTCAAGAACCCAAAGATGATGAAGATACTCCTAGAACCATTCTTGAGTGTCATTGTTTTTATGATTTGGATTGTGATGGTTATGAAGAGCCGTATATTATTACTGTAGATAAAGAGACTCAACAGGTTCTTCGTATTGTTGCACGTTTTACTAAAGAGAGTATTCATAAAAATGGAGATGAAATCGTCAAGATCACGCCAGATGAGTACTTCACTAGGTATCTCTTTATACCTAGTCCTGATGGCGGGTTTTATGGTTTGGGGTTTATACATATCGTTGGCTCATTAAATAAAGCTGTCGATACGATTATCAACCAGTTAATTGATGCAGGCACTCTTTCCAATCTTCAATCCGGCTTTCTGTCTCGCTCGTTTAGGCAACGTAGTGGTAACATGCAGTTTCAACCGGGTGAATGGAAAGTAGTTAATGCTACTGGACAAGACTTAGGACAGGGGATATATCCTTTGCCTGTCCGCGAACCATCTGCGGTCTTGTTCAGTTTACTCGGAATGCTTATTGAAGTAGGCCAGCGAGTAACTAATACTACTGATATGATGGTAGGAGAAAATCCCGGACAAAACCAGAAGGCTACTACTACTCAGGCAGTAATGGAATCCGGGATGAAAGTCTTTACTGCTGTTTATAAACGAGTTCGTAGGGCATTAAGTAAAGAATTTCTAAAACTTTACAAGTTAAATGGGCGATTCTTTGATAAAAAAGAATATGCTGATCTGCTTGGAATTCCTGATACTGCACCTACAGCAGAACAAGATTATGATAATGACTACAAGGTGGGTAATCTTATTCGGATAATGCCATCAGCCGACCCTAATGCATCAACTTCTGTACAAAAGATGCAGAAGGCCCAAATGCTTCTCCAGTTAATTCCTTTAGGATTAGATAAGACAGTGGTCTTGAAACGTATTCTACAGGCTGCTGAGATTGATAATATTGATGAATTTAAGTTAGATCAGCAGCAACAGCAGGCTGGTCCTCCTCCTGATCCTAAGATTATGCTGGAAGCACAGAAACTTCAATTGGATGCTCAAAAACAGCAACATGATATAGGCATTGAAGATCGTGAACAGCTTCGTAAAGAAACTGAAACTGATCTCAAGGCTAGAAAGATTGGAGTTGATGCCCATGTTCGTATGACTGACTCAGCTAATCGTACTGCTGCCTCAGTAGTAGCAACAGCCAATAAGACGCAGCAAGCTGCGGCTGGAGGCCCGAGTGGCTCTACCAAGTAAAGAAGAATTTGAAGAATGGAAAAATCATTTTTATACTAAACAGTTTTTTAAGTTTTTAATCAGAGAAGCAAAAGCACATAGAGAGTTAGCCGGAAATGCCGGCTGTTTAAAAGACTCCTTTATTAATTCGGGAGAAGAGTATGTAAAGATGATGCATAGAGCTATGATATACGAATTGATTCCAGATGTGGAATATGAAGATGTGTTTCCAGAAGAGGATAAATAATGAAAGTTCAACCAGCGGGATACCGTGTATTGGTTAAACCAGATGCAGTTGAAGAGAAGAGTAAGGGCGGAATTATTATTGCAGATGCTAATACTAAGCGTAAAGAGCAGTCTGCACAGGTAATAGGAACGGTCCTTGCTATTGGAGCCGATTGTTGGGATAAGTTCTCATCGGCATGGGCAAAGGTAGGAGATAGAGTTCTATATCAACGATACTCTGGTATGTATATTCCGGACGGGAATGGTGGGTTTCGTACTGATATGCTCTTGTTGCAGGACTTAGATATCACAGCAGTAGTGACTGAGGAAGATAACAATGCCAGTAATTAAACTTACTGAAGAGCCTGAAACTAAGGCTACTGAAGTAGAGGAAAAAGAAAATAATGAAGATTCCCAAAGCGAAACACATGATGAAAGCTTTGAAGAAACAGAGGAGTCTGTCGCTAGATCGAAGGGCTGGGTTCCCAAGGAAGAATACAAAGGCAACAAGGAAGAGTGGATTGATGCGAAGGAATTTGTCGCACGAGGTCCGCTCTATGATGCCATCCACCAAGCCAACCGTAAAATCAAGAAGCTCACTGAGACCGTGGAATCCTTTAAAGAACACTATTCCAAAGTAGAGAATACTGCTAAGCAGAAAGCTATTGAACAGCTTCGTGCAGAACTAAAAGCAGCTTCGGAAGATCGTGATATTGAACGTGCTTTGGAAGTAAAGGATAAGATTACTGAATTAACACAAGAAGTAAAAACAGAAGCAAAAGAATCTGACAATGTTGTAGCTCCTGAATTTGAAACTTGGGTAGAAAAAAATCAGTGGTATGAAACTGATAAAGTTCTTAGACATGCTGCTAATGGTATTGGCTTTGAACTTCAAAAAGAACATCCTGATTGGTCTCCTAAGAAAATTTATACAGAAGTTGAGAGTCAGATAAAAGAAGCTTTTCCTCAGAAGTTTAATCAGGAACCAGAACGAAAAATGACTACCTCAGTTACTACTAGTACTAAGCGTACTACTCCTACTAAGAAAGGCAGTAAGACTCCTTCTGCTAAACAGTTACCAGATGATGCTAAAGTAAATTATCGTCGTCTTGTTAAATCAGATCGTAACCCTAGCGGGCTTTTAACCCATGAGCAGTTTATGAAAGACTATCTTGCCACAGGTGGCACCTTAATCGAGGAAGAATAAATGTCTAACGATAGAGTTCGAGAATCACGAGATCAGCAGCTTGCTGCTACACACCCACAGAGGGTTCCATTGCGCGATCAGATGCGAAACAAACTCACGGTTCCTAATCGTGATCCTAACTATGAGTACTATATTGCCAATGATGATGGCGATAATATTGCTCGCCTAAAGAGGGCTGGGTGGGAGATTGCACCTGAAACGATTGGCTTTGGTGATACTAATGAAAATACTTCACTTGGTTCTGGTTCGAGAGTCTCCGTGGGTGGAGGCGTGACCGGTGTCCTGCTTAGGATTCGTAAGGAATTTTATCAGGAAGATCGGGCGGCAGAAGAAGCCGAACGGGTTCGTCTTGAACGAACTATGTTAAGTAATAAAAACAGGAATGATGGACTTGAAGGAGAAATTGAAGTTGAAGTCAGACGTGGGCGTAAGCCTCGTACTGGTTAAGAGCACTTCAGTCTCAGAGTTCCTAAAGGAAATTTGTAATGGCTAATACGAGTCGTATTCGTGGTCTTGTCCCGGTAGGGACTCTGAGCGGATCGCCTTGGGCCAGTCATGTGCGTATGTACGCTGTGGCTGCTGCCAATCCTACTGCGATTTTTCGTGGTGATGCAGTTAAGTTAGTTCCCTCTGATACTGCTGGTACTTGGGGTGCAGAGACGATGCCTGCTGTTCGGGCTGCCGCTGCTGGTGATGCTCTGTTAGGTGTTTGCGTTGGTCCGTTAGTTAATCGTGCAATTAGTCAGACGGAAGCCCCGGGATATCTCCCAGCTTCTACTGCTGGTTTCATTTTGGTTGCTATCGGAACTGATGTTCTGTATGAAGTCCAAGACGATGCTTCGGCTACTATTGGTACTACCCACTTTGGCAATGTTGGTAATCTTGTTGCTGGTGCTGGTAGTGCTACTACTGGCGTGTCGGCCTATACTTTGAATGCTACTGATACCAATGCTAATACCAGTGGTCATCAGATGCTCTTAGTAAGTGCTGGTGCGAAGATTGATAATGATCCTACTGCAGTTTCAGCTAAGTGGATTGTTCGCATCAACAATAGCCAGATCAAGCTTGGTCAGTAATAAAGGAGATTAACAAATGATTATTAATCGTGGTGCATTTGGTAAGTCTCTCTGGCCCGGCATTAACGCTTGGTATGGTGAGGCTTACGCGGAGTATCCGGAAGAATGGAGTGCCCTCTTTGAACACGATACGTCTGACAAGGCGTTCGAGGAAGAAGTTGGTTACTCTGGCTTTGGGCTTGCTAGTCAGATTAATGAAGGTGAACCAGTTATTTATGATGATGCTATGCAGGGGTTTGTTACCCGGTATAACCACATCAAGTATGGTCTTGGCTTCGTTATCACTAGCGAAATGATTGATGATGATCAGTACATGATCGTTGCCAAGAAACGTGCTAAGGCTCTTGCTTTTAGTATGCGTCAGACCAAGGAAGTGATTGGTGCTAATGTATATAATCGTGCTTTTACCTCTGGCTATAATGGTGGTGATGGTACGATCCTCATTAATGCTTCGCATCCTAATGTGGCTGGTGGTACTTGGTCTAATCAGTTGGCTACTGCGTCCGATCTTTCTGAGGCTGCTCTTGAGCAGGCTGTAATTGATCTGATGCTGTTTACCAATGATCGTGGACTACGTATCTCGGTACATCCTAAGAAACTCGTTATTCCCCCGCAGCTTGTGTTTGAAGCACAGCGCATCCTTAAGTCTCCGATGCGTACTGCGACGGCGAATAATGATATTAATGCTCTGAAGAGTCAGGGGTATTTTGAAGAGATTGTGGTTAACCATTATCTAACTAATGCTACTGCTTGGTTTGTTCAGACGGATGTTCCTGATGGTATGAAGTACTTTGAACGTAAGGCAGATGAGTTTAAGGATGATTCGGACTTTGACTCTGATAACCTGAAGTATAAAGCTACTGCACGCTATAGCTTTGGTTGGACCGATCCGCGCGGCATTTATGGTTCGGCTGGTGTGTAATTAGAAGTTAAAACCTTCTAATGTTTTAAACTGGAAGGGGTGGTGTAAAAAGCCACCCCAACCTTATCTAAATAATAAGGAATGAACAATGGCAACTTATCCTACTCGTCCGGACCTTCTGGTACTTAAGTCTCAGAATCCGACTACTGGCAAGAAATTCAGCCTGATCTTTGATGATCTTGGCTCTCAGATTTTTATTCCCCCGAGTGAGTTTATGTATATTGGTGGCACTTGGACTGCCACTCGCGCTGCTCAGGGTGATGTGTATATGGCAAAAACTGCTGCGGCAAATACTACTTATCTGGTCGCATCTCTGCGTAGTCTTTATAAGACTACTATGCAAAACAATGCAATGTATAATCCTACGCAGGTTGCAGACCGTGGTGCGAAGATTAAGTCCGTAGATATAGTTTATAGTATTGGTACTCTAGCCCTTACTTCTCAAGCTGCTACCTTCAATAAAGTAGCATATGCAAATAATGTGGCTAATGCTGTTACAGCCCATGGCGGGTCTGTGACAGGAACTCTTGCTACGGCAACTCAGGCTAATCCCTATGTCTCTACTCTGACTCTTGGTACTCAGGGATTTGATATGACCTCAGATGCAGATATTCGTATTGAAATCGCAGTTGTTGCTCAGGCTACTTCAGTCTATAACTTCTATGGAATGTTTGTTAATCTAGATCAGAACAGTCTGTAAGGAGTAGTCTATGGCTAATACTGTAACCGTAACTACAATCCAGAATTCACAAAAGTTTGCTATCTTGCATTTATATATTGCAGGAGATGGTACTGGAGAAGTTACTAACTCTACGGTGTATAATTTTTCTACAGATACATATGCTCCTTCGGCAGCTAAGAGTTTATGGATAGAGCAAATCTGGGCTGCTACAGATGCATTTAGTGTAAGTGTGATATGGGATGGAGCTACTCCATTTCAGGCATGGGGGCAGGGAAATAACTTTACTACTCATGCCGCCGATTTCTCTAATTTTGGAGGTATTCCAAATAAGGCAACTACTCCTAATGGTAATCTTACTGTAACCACTACAGGATTGGGTGCTGGTGAACATCTATTTATGATAGTAAAGATTCGTAAGTCATAATGAAAAAAACTTTCGCACGACCGTATGATTGGAATGTGATCTGCATGATTTGCAGAGAACGTATCAAGGCATCTGAATCTGTGCGTAGATGGGATGGACTTATTGTAGGAGCTAATCATGCGGGCTGTTTTGAGTATCGTAGCCCGCTTGATATGCCTGCTCCTCCATTAAGAGACCAACGTCCCTTGCCCTTTACCAGTCCTAGAGCAGCAGATACGCATACTCTACAAGGATCAAGTTCTACTATTTCAGTAGGAGTATCTCCATTTACATATACTATTGGTAGTTCTCCTGAACAAATAACATTTACAGGAACAATTACGCAAATGACAGTTAATGGACAAGTAGTGCCTTCTCCTACTGCTGCCGGTGATGACCAATCAAAAGTGCAATATGCACCAAATACTGTACTAGTTATAACTTATACCGGAACACTTTCAATGAACACTATAGTAATTACAGGACATAGTAATACTAGTGCGAGTCTATAATAATGGCACTTTCTAATACAGTTATCTTTACTGAAACAAGGGATCAACTTATTACTGATGCCCTACTTGATGTAGGTGCTGTTGGTTTAGGACAAGCTATTGATGCCGATCTTATCAGTGCTGCTGCACGTAAACTTAATATGATGCTTAAAGCATGGCAAGCTGATGGACTTAATCTTTGGAAAATAAGAGAGACTACATTATTCCTTCAGCGGGCACAGAACTATTATCAACTTGGTCCCACAAGTACAGATAACATAACAGTAGATCGTCCTATCTATAAGTCTATAACTACAGCAGCATTAGCAATCAACACTACTACTATTCCCGTAGTAACTAATCTAGCTCAGACTAATCCTTCCTTCTCTGCTCTTAAAATAGGGGATAAGGTAGGAATTGAATTATCAGATCATTCAATGCAATGGACTACTGTTTCTACACTACCAGATGGAATTAGTTTTACGATTCCTGCTCCAGGATTAACTCAAGCAACTCTTAGTGGAGCAACAGTATATGCCTACACAAATGGAACTAATCGTCCTCTTGCAGTCTGGGATTTAATGCGTAGAGATAAATCTGATAATGATGTTCCAGTATTACATATATCTCGTAATGAGATGTATACTTTTGGTAAAAAGACTACATTAGGCACACCCACAAACTTTTACTTTAATCCTTCAATAGTACAGGGCACTGGAAGTTCAATGGCAGAGCAGGCTGCTGGTAGTCAGAATGCAGAACTATGGACATATGTCTCTCCCAGTACTGCTACAGATAGATTAGTATTTAACGCCCAGTATCCAGTCATGGACATGACTGCTGCTAACATGGACTTTGATTGTCCGCAAGAATGGTTACTAGGAATCCAAACTAATCTTTCTGTTTTATTAGGTCCAGGACAAGCTATTACTATGGAACAATTCCAGATACTTAAAGGCATTGCTAAAGAAGAAAAAGATCGTGTAATGTCTTGGGACAGGGAAAATACCTCTATGTTCTTACAACCACAACGCCGGTTTCCGGGATAAATTATGGCAACGATTGCTTTCATTAGCTCACTTGAGCCGGTACTTAAAAATGATGGGACAGTTAATGCATCTGGTACAGTAGAGTTCTATGTTGCTGGTACTGCATTTGCTTCTCCTTTAGCAGTATATACGGATTCATCTTTAAGTACTTCAGCCGGATCAATTATTACCTTATCTTCTGCTGGTACTTTTCAATGTTACGTAGGAAGTAATGCTGATATTAAGATTAAAGATTCTACTGGAAGTTTAGTAAGAAGTGTTTTAAATATTAATCCAGCAACTACTGCATCTGCATCAGATGCTAATTTACTTACTAATGGAAGTTTTGAAACTATAGTAGGATCAAACAGTCCTAGTAACTGGACACTTTTTGAATATGTAGTTGGAGCAAACACGGTAGATACTACTGTAGAAACTCATGGAACTAATTCCATGAAATTTACTTCAACTGGTGCTGGAGGAGGCTCAGTAACATCTACTCTTTTTACAAGCAATCCTTTAGTCCCATTAATAACTTCTTTTTCTTTAAAAAGTACAATTGCAACAGTTCGTAATATAGTTGTTCTTAATTGGTATGATAAATCTCAAGCATTGTTATCTACTACAACTCTATATGATGACACTGTTACTAATCCTACTAGTTGGACCATAAAGACGTATGTAACAACTCCTCCTGCTAATGCAGTTTGGTGCGCTATAAAAGCTACAGGTTGTGATCCCGCATCAGCAATTGCAGGATCAACTTGGTTTGATGATTTTAGAGTCAATGAATTGTCTATTGTAAATGCAGCAATGACATTTAATAGTACAATTACTTTCGTTACAAGCCCTATTGTACCAACTCTTTCTCCAGGAGATAATACTAATAAAGCAGCATCAACTGCTTTTGTAACTGCCGTAGCTCCTGCAAGTCTTGCCTCAGCAAGTAAACTATTCAATTATCAAAATTTTAAATAATTCATCTTATGACTACTAATATTAATACGTCTCCAGTATTTACAAAGAATGGAATAATTCTTCCTGGTAAAACTATATCTGCTGCTAATACTGCAAAAGACGGAACAGGAACAGTTATAACAATTTTTGATCCTTCAGTTACGGCTAGTACATTAACTTCCTCTGGAACTACTGCAACATTTATTTCTACTGTTCCACATAATTTTGTTAATGGAGATACTGTACTTATTGTAGGAGCTTCTACAGCAGGTTATAATGGAATTCAAACTATTACTAGTACAGGAGCATTGTCTTTTACTTATACAGTTGCTTCTGGATTAGCTACTCCAGATGCCGGTGCTGCTGTAGCACATCCTATGAATGGTACTAGGATTAGTAAGGTTGTATGGCAACCTATTGGAACTAATGTTGCTAGTGTAGGACGAGTATTTCTTAATAACGGACAGGCTAATAGTTCTGCTACTAATAATGTATACTTAGCAGATATAACTCTTCCTGTATCAACTCTATCTGAAGTAGCAAGTATGTCTCAAAGTATCCTTACTCTTGAATTAGTGGTTCCTCCATTTCATAAGTTAAATACTACATTAGGAACTGCTGTCGCCGCAGGGTATGCTGTATATGCTGTAGCTGGAGCATACTAATGATTCCAACTCCTTTTGGATTTTCTTCTACTACATATAATCCAGGAATGGTATTATTATCTACTAAAACAGGAACATCAGCTACTTCTATAATTTTTGGCGCGTCTGACTTTGATTGGACGGTCTACGATGAGTATGAATTTCATATTCTGAACCTATTTACTTCAGCAAGTGGCAACCTTATTGACTGCGTAGTGAGTGAGGATGGGGGAATGACATTTAAAACGGCAGCCAACTACAACTCAGAATACTCAGGCCAGGATATCGGCGGCAATTCTCTTACTGGTACTTCTGGCTCCGCGAACTACCTACGACTCTCGTCTGGTGTGGTCGGAGGCAGCCCAGTCAATACTCACCCATATCACTGCACGCTGAGACTGATGGCTCCTACAGACACGGGGCATCCAAAGCAGTTTCGCTTCGATGCAACTTACGTCAATAACATTGTTTCTCAACTCGGAAGCATTCGTGGCTCTGGCTGGTGGAACGGAGACACTAACCCTATTAATGGAATTCGTTTTGAGATTGCGGCAGGAACATTAAATATCACTGCGACTATTCGTGCTTATGGTTATAGTATAAAATAAAATGCCAAGAGAAAAAGTAATTCTTCCATTATACTCAGGTGCATATAAGTCTGACTCTCCTTGGTTAAGTAGTTTTGGGTGTCTTAATATGTATCCAGAACCAATTAAAGGAGAAGGAGGCTCTTCTTTAGAACTCTTAGGTACAAGAGGATTAGCATTTAATAGTGCTAAGGAAGGACAAACTATGTATGGTTCTTCTGGAGAATTAGCATTAATTGGAACTCCAGGAACTAAACTAATGTTCTCTGTAGGAAATGGACCACATAGAGGAAGTTTAGTTCATATTGGTAATAACTACATAGTGTCAGGCAATCAACTTGTACAACTATCTACTACATATCAGCAGACAGTAGTTGGAACTCTAAGTACCTATACGGGAGCAGTATCTATGTCTAGTAATGGGTCACAGGGAAATCAGTTGACTATTACTGACGGAACTAGCTTATATGTATATAATAGTTCTACCAATATATTTAGTACTATTACTACTAATGTTCTGGCAAATCCCACACAAACTGTATTCATGGAAGGATATACTATTGTAGTGGCAGCGAATACAAATCAGTGGCAGATTTCTAACTTCTACGATAGTTCGACTTATCCTGCACTTATGACTGCTGCGGCTGAGTTTGATCCCGGCAATATAAAGGCAGTAGCAAAGATTAACAGGCAGTTAGTACTTCTCGGGGAGTATGTCACTGAGATTTGGTATGATAGTGGAAATGACTTTCCTTTCGACCATGTTCCTAATGGACTTATAGAACAAGGAATTCTTGCTCCTTTCTCTGTAGTAAACGTAGGAGAAAACACTCTTATATGGCTTGCACAAAATAAATTTGGACAAGCGCAAGTAATGTTAATGCAAGGATTTCAAGCAACTAATATTGCTCCAAGAACAATTATGTCTTTATGGAGAACATACATTAAGCTCAGTGATGCAATTGCGTTTGTGTATCAAGAACATGGACATACCTTTTATCAATTAACTTTTCCTTCTGCTAATAAAACATGGGTATATGATGTGTCAACAGGGATGTGGCATGAACGAGCTTCGTATGATTCTGCTTTAGTTTTAGGTAGGCATCGCGCAAGTACTTACTCCTTTTTTAATAATCTCCACTTGATAGGGGATTATAATAATGGAAATATGTATCAATTAGATATGGATACATATACAGATAATTCTCAACCTATTTTACGTACACTTATTACTTATCATATTACTGATAAACGTGAACAAACTAGACATAATTATTTAGAGTTAGAAGGAGAATCTGGAGTAGGACTACTCACTGGTCAAGGAAGTGCTCCAGTAATCCAACTTGAAGTCTCAGATGATGGAGGGCACACTTATACTAATGCTCGTTCAGTTGCATATGGAATTCAAGGAGCATACCAACGAGTAGCAAGATGGCCTTGGTTAGGAAAGACTCGTAATAGAGTATATCGTCTTAGTATGAGCGATCCTATCAAGTGGAGATTAATGCGACTAATCCTTGATTACTCTGAGGGATTACATTAATGGCCACTCCTACTGGTGGCACCTTTGACATTCAGGCATTGCCTGATCTTCCTCCCGGAAGTAAGTGGGAAGATAACGCAGTACAGATGTGGGTAAACTTAGTTAATCGTACTGTGCGTAAGATATTTATGGCACATGCTGTAATTACTCCCGCAGCCTTTTCTACACAAACATCAGACCAGACTTTTACAGTAAATGGTTTAATTGCCAGTATGCATGTATGGATAACTCCTCCAGACTTAGCAGCAGGAGTGTTTATTGGATACGCAAACTGTCCAGCAGACAATACTTTAAAGATTCGATTTGTAAATCTGACAGGAGGAGCAGTTACTCCTACATCAGGAACGTATCACACTACGGGCATTGCTCACTAAGGTAATTTATGGGAAATCCTTTTTCTAATTGGGGCGGTGGAGCAAAACAGGGCTTCATTCAAATGGTTGCTGGTCCCGGACTAAGAGCAACTAAACAAGGATACGGTGCCGGTCTTCAGGCCATTGAGGCTGGATATCCACAAGAACAGCAATACCTATCTGACGCACTTAGTCAGATTCAGAGTACCATGCAGCCTTATACTCAAATGGGTACCCAGGCTACACAGAATCTTTCAGCACTCGAATCCGATCCTAGCTCAATCACCAAGACTCCTTATTATCAGTTTCAGTCAGGAGAAGGTATGCGTCTTCTTCAGCAACAGCAAGCTGCTAAGGGTAAATATTTTTCAGGAGAAACTCTTAAAGCTATTGAGCAGTATGGGCAAGGATTAGCCTCTACTTCTTATGGACAAGAGTTTGCACGTCAGCAATCACTAGCCCAGATGGGCCAAGGCGCTGCTCAATTTGTTGGTGGAGCACAGGCAGGAATTGGAGAAGCACAGTCCAAGCTTGCTACTAATCAAGCAGAAGACATTACCTCTCTCTGGGTTAATCGTGGACGTGATCTTACAGCTACTTGGAACTGGGCCGGTCCAACTTCTGTGCAGATGGGCCAAGGTATTTCTAATATTATGAAACAGTGGATGGGCCCCGGCGGTGGCGGCGGTGGAGGTGGCGGCGGTGGAGGTGGCGGCGGTGGAGGTGGTATGGGCCCCGGCAGTGTCGGTGGTATGGGAGGAATGGGAGGATAAATAATGCCTATTCAGATTTTTCCACAAATGCAGTTCCCTTCTAATGTATCCTCTGCTGGATATATGGAACAAGCACATGCTGATATGTTTGAAGCAGAAGCTAATAGGATTCGCCAGCAGACAAGAACAATGCAGCGCATTGATAATGCTGGTCTACAAGCCACTGCTGATGCTGCTAGACAGGGCAAAGCAAATGATGTAGATGCTATTATGCAGAATGTCATTCCTCGCATTGCAACTATTGATCCAGAACGTGCTGCAACAATAGAGAAAGGATACTATGACGCAAAGCAGCATCAAATGGATTATCAAACATCCCAAGTAAATCATCATATGACCAATCAGCTTATGGGCATGCAATTAATTGATTCTGGAGATGTGCAGAACGGATTGAAAATTCTTAATCAGTTTGCTCCTCCGGGACAAGGGATTAAAGAAATGACTCCCGTAGGTAATGGAAAGTTTAGAGAAACTATGGAAGATGGCACTAGTCAAATTATAGATTCTAACAAAACTATTACTGCTCTTACAGATGCCAAGACACAGTTTAATGCAATGCAAGATATGCTTCGTGTAAAGATAAGACTACAGAAAGAGTTTGGCCCACAAGCTGTTGGTGCCGGAGAAGTAGTTGCTCCTGATGGAACTCGTTATAAGACTAGTGATCTTCTGCACGCATACTCATTGGCTAACTCTAAAACTCTTGGGCAGATTGCTACTCTTCAAGCTGATCCTACTAAGGCTATGATTATGAAATCTACACCAGAAGGGAAAGCACAATATGATCAACTTATGCAGGATGCTGCTAATCTTAAAGACCCTGAGAAGTGGGTTAAAGAACATTTTAAGGTAGATATCACTGGAGGCGGTGCTTCCAGAACTGTTCCTGGGCCTATTGTTGGTGGAAAGAAAGGCACAGTGGTAGCTAAGACTCCTGAGGAAATCAGACAATCAGATCAAAAAGAAATGGTAGAAAGCCGTGGGTATACATACAATCCAGATGTAGAATATCGTTTGGATGAGAATGGCAAACTTCAATTCCGTAATAAAGAATAATGGCTACAGCACAAAGTACTACAAAACGTGAATGGCAAGATATGCCTACTCCTACTAAGCAAATTAGAGGAGCAGATGAAGGATGGCAGTATCTTGAAAACCCACATGCTGCTAGTGAGTATACTCAACCACAACCTCTTCATCCTGATATTCCTAGTGAGCCTAGTGCAAAAGGAGACTTAGGAGAGGCATTTAAACAGACTGCTAAAGGAGTTATAGGTGCTGCTGAAGCTACTGCTGGAATGGCTTCTAGTTTCTTTGGTGCACTACCCGCTGCCGCTGCTGGATTATATCAGGCAATTAAGGATAAGAAAGTAGAATCTTATCCAGAGGCTTTTAAGTTTGTACAACAGTACTATACGTATGAACCTAAATCTGCTGAGGGAAAAGCAATTCAAGAAGTTGTCGGAAATCTATTTCAAAAGTATTCTAATTTAGTAGAGAAAGGAATTGTTGAGCCTAACATTGAGCATGGTAATGTATTAGCTGCTGCTATTGGAAAGACTTCTGCGGAAGCACTGCCCTTACTGTTACCTGCTGCAATGGGGGGTAAAGCAATATCCAAGGGTAAAGAGGTTCCGTCTCCTGCTGGGGAAGTTCCTCCGACTACTGGAGGAATACCTCCAAGTAAGCCTTTAAGTCCGCTGGAAGGGCAACCAATTTCTCAAGATGGAGTATTAATGCCTAGACAGGAACAGATTCCTGCACAGCAAGGAGCTATTGAAAAAGCCCCAATAGAAGGACAAGTAGTACGTCCTGAACTTCCTCCTCCTACTTCTGCATTGCCAGAAGCACAAGAAGTTACTCCGGGAAGCTTACCGGCTCCTCCTAAGGATTCTCCTGCACCTACAGTAAATGATACTACTGGGGCAGTAAGTTCTCTAACTCAAGCTAGAGCAGAAAAGGACGCTGTAGCACACTTCTATAATGATTCAGAAATAGAGCACATTACTCTACAAGGAGGAGTAGAAGAGCAACTAAAGTCTAATACTCAGTTTGAACAACAGACTAGTGCAAAGATTTTAAACTTTGTTCCTCGCAACCAACAAGGTGCTCTTGATCCTACAATCTTTAAAGATGTGTGGGATAAAACTATGTCTACTATTGGTAGAGGTATGCAAGCTCTTTCAGAGAGCGGAGTCTCAAGGGGAATTAAGCAAGTAATGAACCCGGTAGAGAACATGCCCCCACTAGTTGCTGCTGCAATGAAACAGACTGCTAATGAAGGACGTGCTATTGAATATAGTCGTTCTTTCTTCAAGAAAGGAGCAGACCAGTTCTCTAAAGATGCACAAGACAAAATGGGATTAGCTAGGGAAAATCCTCAAGTTGCAAACACTCTTAATCCAGAAGAGAAAGCATTTACGGACGCATTCTGGAATTATCATAGTGCTGTGGCTGATGCTGCGTTTCAGAAAGGAATTATTAAAACAAATGATCTTAACTGGTTTCCTCATCTAGTCAAAGATTATTATGCAAAACGAACTGCCGGTGCTGGAGGTGGATTTCGTACTACTGTTGGAAGTGCTGTTAGACGTAAATGGACAGGTACTATCGAAGAAGTAGAAGCTAAGTCTGGACTAGAGCGTATTCATAGTATTCAGGCTGCCATTGATGTTACACATGATCTAGCTCACGCTGTTCGCGGACGCAATATTATTGACTATGTGCGTGATATGGTAAACACTGATGGAGATATGCATGTAGGCTATCCAGGTGAAGATGTTCCTAATGGCGTGCCGCTGACTATTCCGGGAGCTACAGAAAGAACTTTCTTTACAGAACGATCTATTAATTATCAGGGACAAAAATATCCTATCAAAAATGGCTATGTAAATATTAATAATGTAGATCATATGGTTGATATGGAATCTGGAAAAGCTTTCATTGATGGAAAGCAGTATACTGTTCAGTCTCGTAATATGGTTAAGACACAATTCATTAAGGTTCATCCAGAGATTAAAGCAGCTATGGATGTACTTGCTGGTGCAGATAATCCTAATGTCTTCTATAAAGGAATGTTAGGATTTAAAGTTCTACAAGTACGATTAAAGATGCTTAATCCTATCTTCCATCATATTACAGTTGCTCCTAAAGTAATGTTAACTCTTCCTTTTGGAGGATTAAGTCCTAAGGTCTGGTGGCACCCAGAGAATCTATATGGCCCAGAATTATATAACGCTATGTCTACTGGGCAGCGTGCTGCTCTACATACTCCATTTGGAATGTATGTTGCAGGATCAGTGTTGAGAAATGATCGTGCTACTGTAATGGAAGCTATGAGAGATAATCTTGTAGTTCCTGGAGAGTACGGACACCATATGGATGTATATGGAGTAGAACGTCCTCCTGAAATAACTAAAACATGGATGCAAAATACTCTAAATAATATGGCCCCTGCTCTTGAGCTTGGTGATAAAATGCAAGCGCTAAATAGGTTCTGGAGCTATGATGTACTTTGGAAACAAATTGGTAATGCAGGACTTGGAGTATGGAAAGCTTTAAAGACCTCTAAGACAAAAGAACTTGTAGATAGTTTTGCAAAGAAGAATGGACGCGATCCTACTGCTGAAGAGTATGCAACTCTAAGCGATGCTGCTGGAAAGTTTGCAGGACATACAGCAACACTAGCTACTAGTATGCTTGGTAGGGAAGATTTTGGAAATGCTTACAGGCGTAACCTAGACACCTTCCTATTCTCTCGTCAAAATACTATGTCTAATATTCGCATGCTTAAGATGGGTATGGGTCTAATGCCTAAATTCTTACAAGGACAATTAGCAGGAGTAGCTGAAAGTTTGGGTAAAGGAACAGCAGTTAAACTAGGAATTGGATTTGCGTCATTAATGATTCTAAAAGATATCTTCTTGACTCAAGGATTAGGCAATATAGTAAACTATGCAACCACTGCACACTATAATATTCCTGATAAGAGTGGAAAGTATGGCGGCCATTTTATGAGTGGAAATGATGAAGGAAAAGATGATTATATTTCATTATATACTGACTCACAAGGGGCTGTAGTTTATATGAACTCTCCGTTCCGCTCAGCCAGAGATATCACAAGATTCGTAACTCATCCTATTAAAGAGATTGGAGATAAACTTAATCCGACTATCTCATGGGGAAGAGGAATGATTACTGGAACAGACTGGACTGGAAAGTCTTTCTTAACTCCAGGAGGAACTCCTGCTCAACATATCTTAGACTATCTTGAGTGGTCTGGAAAAGAAATCTCGGGATACGAAAAGTATTATGGAAGTATTTCTCCAGATAAAAATCATTCCTATAGAGTATTACAGAACTTTGGATTGCAGCCTAGTCGTGGAACTATTGGTGGTCCTCCTATGAGTTCTCTTATGAAACAAAAAGCAGATCAAACTTCTGAGAAGGAGTATTATTTAAATACAGCTAATCAATTGCTGTCACAAGGAAAGCAGGAAGAGGGAGTAAAAGTTTTGATGGATCATAACCTATTCTCTGAACTAACGCCATATTTTATTAAAGCTAATAATCCTGCACTTGGAAATCTCATTCATCTGAGACTGGAGACAATGCTTAAGAGTGCTCGCACACCCGAAGAGCGTGAACAGATAATGAAAGAAATGAATGCGATACAGTATGGGACTAAGTAAAATGATAAGCAATATGCCCCAAGGTGTCCGAACAGGAGCGGACGTAGGAGTAGCAGCAACAGTAATTGTAGGATGGTTAGGAGTACTTCAGCCATGGCTTACTGCTCTTGCTACCATCCTGGCAGCAGTATGGACTGGACTTCAGTTATATGATCGTCATCAGAGAAATACACATGCAAAGCGGAATACTTCTAAGAGAAAAGGAACTAAATCCAGACGGAACATTCGGTAAGTTAGTTATAGGAACATTTACCTGTGCTACTGTAGAACGTCCTTGGCTAGATAATCAGAATGATATTTCTTGTATTCCTGAAGGAACTTACTTCTGTAAACTTCTTCCTGCAACAACTAACATAGCCGCAGGTATGACAGTAGCTTATCAGTTAATGGAAGTTCCAGATCGAACCTTTGTAGAAATGCATGTAGCAAACTTTCCAAAAGATGTTAAAGGATGTATTGGACTTGGTAAATATATAGCTGAGGATTCAGATGGAAATAGAATGGTTACGCATTCTATTGATACAGTGAAAGCCTTCTATTCGTACATGCAAGGTCAATCGTTTACATTAGAAATTAGGAGAGGATAATGAGTTGGGTTAGTGCAGTATGGAGTGGAGTAAAGGTATTGTTTGGAGTTGGTACTGGAACTGACGGAGGTCAAGGGAAAGATATTGTACAGGAGACTGCTGATATCTATTCTAACTATCATCCTGGAGTTAAGGATGCTCACGACATGGTTGCAGAGGACGCTAAACAATCAGAACAGAATGTTAATGATGCTAGAGCTATGCAAGGACCGCAGGGAGGAGTAAGTGCATTTGACGTGTTCGTCAATGGATTGAATCGTCTTCCACGTCCACTATTCTCTTTATGGGCATTTGGAACATTAGTAGCGGCTACTTTCGGACTTATATCTTCAACAGGATTTCAGAATCTTGATCCATTCTCACAGAAACTAATTCTGACTATTGTAGAATTCTTCTTTGGTATCCGTGTTGTAAGTCAGGACGTACCGGCACTTATTAAAACTTTACGGAATAAGTAATATGCCAGTAGCAATGGAAAGGAAACTAAAGGCCCAAGCCCGCAAGAAACATCTTAAAGGAAAGCGAGCAAGGGCCTATGTCTACGGTACTATGCGCAAGACTGGATGGAAACCTTCTAAGAAGAAGCGTTAAGATTCATAAATCCATAAGTACAGAAAATATATCCTAAAGTAGAAAGTCTCCAACCCAGTCTATAATA